CTCCAGACCGCGCCATGGGTCCTACGGCGGCTACGCTCATCGTGTAGTTGCCTGAAGGCAGGCCGTTAATGGCGCACTCTGTCGAGGTGGCCGGCACGTTGTGCGACTGAATCGCGGTCGTGCCTTGGCGCACGATCACGATGTATTCCTTCACGATGCCGCTCGGTGGCAGCCACGACAGAACGCCCTGAGTGACTTCTGCTGTGGTGTCCTGAGTCCACGTCAGATTGGTTGGTGTCCCGAGTCCGCCGGAAGGCAGATTGATGAATCCAATCGGGTTATACGGCTGGCCGACGGCGTCGTCAAAGATCGCGGGTTCGTACTGCTTGACCTGAACCGTGCAGCCTTCGCGATCGCCCATCGACCAATCGGAAACAATGAACTCGCCAAGGATGTTCAGAGACGGCAGGTTCACCCGAACCACGCGGCCCGGCCGGCAGTTGTAGCCGGCGAAATTCATCGGGATGCTGATAGCGCCACCAGCGCGGCGCCGGCGCAGTTCCATGTTCGCTAGGCGCTGAGCCTGGTATGGATCGGTGACATAGGAGTAGGTCAGCGTTTCCGCCGCCTCTCCGCCATCCTCAACGATCCATTCAGCAACGCTGACCTCGGGGTAGTCGGTTTCCGTCCAGGATTGCGAGGGGTCGATGAACGTACCGCGCACCGTGTTGATCGCCGAATCGTTGGTCGGTTCTGTGCTGCCGGTTACAGTGCCGATCACCATGTCTTCGGTGATTTCGAAGTCGTACGGGCCGTAATAGGCGCCGGCCTGGAACATCCAGCGGCCGCCAACACGGATCAGATGCCCGCCCGACGCCGCTTCCAGCTTCTGTAGAACGCCGGTGCGCTGCTCGTCCGCACCAATTACACAGCCGGTGCGATACCGCTGGCTCGTCGAACCGTCGGCGTTGGTTACGCCTTCATCGCAGACGTTGGCAGCGCTGGCAAAGGTCTCGAAGACGATTTCATCGTCTGGCACGCTGCAGCGGTTGCGCAGAAACCAGAGTAGGTGCAGCGCAGTGTTTTCGCTATACCCCGCCGCGCCGCTTCGCGGATCGTAGATATCATTCCGGCCACGAACCACAAAACGTGTGTCAGGGATGCCCGATGGAAACTTCTCCGCGCTGTAACGCAAGGAAACCCGCACATAGGACAGGCCGCGACCGATCTGCGAGTCTTTCCAGTCGGGACAGTTTGCCTTCAGGAATGCGTTGACTTGAGTCGGATTGACGACCAGCTCGTAGCTGGCCAGCGGTCCGAATGCGCCGATCTCTTCCTCGCCGAGGTAGATGTTTTCGAGGGCATCGATCGCACCTTCGCAAAGAACATACACCAGGTGCAGCCATTCGCCCTCACCCTGCGCACCTGCCTGCTCCTGCGCCCACACCAGCACGCCACCGGTAGACACGCGGCCGAGAATGAACCGCACCGGCGCCTTCGAGGACCGCACAGTCTGGGCGGACGGCTCGTTGTCGCGCAGAGGCGACTTGGTATTGAGCTTTTCCTGCTGTTCAGCCGCGTAAAAGGCAAGCGCTGCGCCCGCGACCGCGCCCCATGGGCCGCCCTGGGCAAAACCAACCACTGCGCCGATGACGACCGATGCGAGTTTTTTAACGCCGCCGCTCATTCGATTCTCCACGCGGCCAACGGCTCGCACTCAACTCGAGCGGCACCGTCATCGGTCGCCGCCCAGTAATCTCCTGCCCAGAAGACAGCCATGCTTCGGCCGCCGGGCGCGTCGTACAGCACAACGTCACCGCGCTGGATGAATGGCAGTGGCACCCGGGCGAAGTGGACATCCCAAGCGGCCTCAAGGCTGCCGTGCTGTTTCTTCAGCTGCCGCTTGGCACCGGTTTCCGTCGTGTACTTGCCCCGATAGTTCTCCGCCGGGTCCACGCCACACACAGACGCGGCGCAGTCGGCGGCGAACAGGCAGCAATCAAATTCGCCCCATGAAAAAGGCCGCTCTTGGGCGGCCTTGATCGTTTCGTTCAGACGGGTTGTCCAGTCTCGGTAGCGCATGGCTAACTTCCATAGGTGAATGTCGGTGCGTCCTTCTTCGAGCCCCAATAAATGGGCCACTCGGACATTTGGGCGATGGCGTAGAAGAACCGGTCGCCCTGATGGCGCGCACGGTGATTTTCGTCGGTGAATCGCTCGGTCCCGGTGCGGCTCCACTCGGCCATGCGATCGATAACCGGGACAGTGATGCTGTTGCCGTCCTCGCCATTGCCGGCGAAGGAGAACTTCGCAGCGTCCATCCGGCCGGAGAACAGAATATCCGCCGCGTAGTTGCCGGACTCGTCGAACACCACGAACATGACTTTGGCCATTCGCCCACGGCAGCCTCGGACGTTGGTTTCGGAAAGGATGTAGGCATCCAGGCCGCTCAGGGTCAGTTCCACCGACATGGGCGACCCGGAGTTGTCGCTCTCCTGCGACTGGCTGACTTGGCCAAAATTGCCCACGCCAAGGTAGGTGATGCCGTCGATCACCAGATCACCGGTACCTGTATGCGCGAAGACCATGCCGTCGACGAAGTCGAGCTGCACGGCATACAACGGCATGAATCGGCCGGTGGCGATGATGTTCACCACGCTCTGGCTGAACGGGAATGCTGATGGCATCAGAACGCCTCCCTGAATTGGTAGCTGCCGTTGGCGATCACCGGCTTTACGGACATGGCCCAGGTGTCGGTGGTCATGCGCATTTCGGAATAGGGGTTGAGGTACTCGACGGCGGTACCGGCCGTGAGCGTCCTGCGGATCCGCTTGTTGAGCGACACCGTCACCCTGCCCTGTGCATTCGCCGATGCCGCATCGGTTACCTCGAACATCTCGCCCGCGATGGTGATGTAGTCGCCTTCGGCGAACACAGCGGCGTTCGCCGGCGCGCCGCCGATGACCATCGACCGCGCTTGCGCGTTGCCGGTGACCACTGAGAGCGCGCCGACGCTGTTGGTGCGCCGGCGGGTGAAGGCAGGCAGGTTGAAGGTGCCGAACATCCCATCCAGTCGCCCTAGAAACGCCGACAACTCGCGCTCTTGGGCTCTGGTCAGCAGCCCGAAGGTCAAGGTGCACTGCCAGTAAGCGCCCGGGTAGCCGACGATCTGCTGGGCATTCGAGAGCGTCGAGGTGAACGCCCTGCTGTTGTTGACGATGCCCCACGTCATTTCTGACGGGCGCAGCGAAGCCGGCCACGTGAGAGCCATGCAGTACTCCTTCGAAAATAAGCGGGGTTAGGTCTTGTTGAGCTGGCTCAGCGTTCCGCCAGGCCCGAGCAACTCGCCGAATGACTGACCGTAACTCGCCTTCATCCGCGCAACGTCGAGGTCGATCAGGTCAAAAATTTCCTGACCGACCTCATCGCCACACCTGAGAACAGCCATGATGCGTCCCATGATCTCGGCATTTAGATTAGCCATGGCGCGCAGTTCGCTAGGAGGAGTCCCCTCGCCTATGCCAGCGAAGACAACGGAATAAGTCGCCTCGCCGATCGCTTGCACCAGTATTTCCATATCCATGTCGGAAATTTTCACCTGTTTCTCCTTATGAGCTGCATAGCCGGGCCGTTTCGCTTCAGGTCACCGAGCATCAGTTGATACGCCCTATTAGACGCGCGCGTCATTGCGTCCTCCATCCTGGCGAGCTGGTCTTGATCCGGGTTGCCGTTGACCGTCAGGTTATTCACGATTGGCGGCAGAGACACTGGAGTCGCCTGCGCTCCGCTCTGTGTAACCGATGAGCCAGCGGCCGTCGCACCCACGTAACCACCGTCAGCATAGCCCTTGGTGTTCGCGTTCATGCGTTCGAGAAATTCCCGTGCGCCTGGCTGGCTCACCGCTTCCTTGCGGACAACGAACTCGCCGCCGTGCACAACGCCCTTCGGCTCGAACTTGCCGCCGTCGCCGGTATAGCCGCCGTCAGAGAAACCGAACTTAGAGCTGTATCCGGCTGCGGACGCGCCGAGCGTAGAGGACGTTGCGCCGGCGGATCCGGCTGCGAGGCCATTGCCGGCTGAAGCGCCAGCGGTAAGCCCGCTGAAGATTGTGCCGAAGATGCCCACCGCCGCCTGCCGGACCTGAATACGGATCAGGTCGGCGATTATGCCGTCCGCCAGATCTTTGAACGACAGC